TTAGAAAAAAATAAAAAAAAAAATAGAAAGGTTAACCATTTAAGACAGTTAGAAGCTTTTCGCTCAAAACTTATTTATTAATTATATTTTATATCTAGTATATAAGATTTAATGCATAAAACAAGAAGAAAATATGGAGGTAATAAATGGAATAAGTTGAAACGGGGATTAAAAAAAACAAGTAAAAAATATAAAAATAATAAAAAATTAATGAAAGTCGATGCTAAGATAAGCGATATTAATGATCAAATAATGAAATTGCGTATAAAAGCTCGAAATATAGAAGATAAACTTACAAGCAATACCGCTAATACCCCTTTAAAAAAAAAGCTGAAAAGAGAACAAGGTGATGCATTGCAAAAAATGAAATCATTAAATAATAGTTTAGCTATAGAGCTAAAGTGGAAAAATATGTTATCTATTAATCAAGGTGGTCCAGCGGAACGACGGGGAAAATGCGATGAAATAGAAGGAAAATTTACAGATGATAAATGCTATATTAAACAGCCTTCCGGAGTTGTTTGTAATGATAAAACAGGGGATAAAAACAATCGATATTGTTTGGTTGATGAACTTTTGTCTTCCATGGAAGACTCCGGTAGTATGATATTTACTGATCTTATAAATCAAACCAAAAAATTACAACCTGTAACTAGTAAACAAGGTGAAAATATTCCTGTAATAATAAGGTTTCAAACTAACTCAACTGGACATCGTCATAAATTTTTATATAGTAAAAAAATAGGTGAAATTGTTACACAAACAAGAGGGGACAGAGCACCCGCTGTAAAATGGGGGAGTCAGCAAAATAATCCAGATAAAAAGAATATTCAAGGTTATTATAAACCGCAAAAGCAAATGTTTGGTGGTGCTGACATAAATGATTATCCAAAAATACCTTATACTGTACAACCAGGTGGACCGTATGCTAAGTTCAAACCCTTGGATGCATCAAGATGGCCAGACATGCCAACATGGAGTAAAATTAATACTGAGTTAAATAAACTATTTAAAATGTTATTCAGTAAAAATAAAATATTATCTTTGCCGAGCGCTGCATCTTCCTCTCCATCGATGGATAAAGGATTTTTAGTTAGTGGATTTACACCATTGGCTTTAAAATTTGATAACCCATATTTAGAGGAATATAAAGCTATTTCAAAATATTTTACTGGAATACCATACCAATTTATAATTGTTCCTCTCGATGGAGCAAATGTTGTTATTGTAGATGTGAAATTAAATGGTAAAATGATCACACAAGAAGAGGCTAAAAAAGAAGAAAAAAAAATACAAGATAGGTTAGAAAAAGAAAAAGAAAAATTGGCAGCCATGACCCCTGAACAGCGTAAGGCATATGAAAATAGTATTTCAAAAAAAATAAGCAGTGCTAATGTTTATTTAACAGATGGTTGCAATCACCATCTAGAAGCTATTAAGGATATTCTTAGATCATTCGGTGGCGTAGGTGATATGACCTCATATGATGACACTAAAAATGCGGCTTTAAGAGAGAAATTTATGACCAATTCTAAAACTAAAATTACTGATAATTTAATTATTACAATGAAAAAGTTGATGGCCGATTTTAATATATTGGCAAATGCTCGGGCAAATAATAGACCTACTGATATTTATAAGTATGAAACTAATAGTGAAAAAAATTTATCAAAAATATTGACTTCTAATAAAATTCCGTCTAAAGCGGAGGTTTCTTACCCTTTGAATGTATTAAATGGTAATCTAAAACCAAGTTTACGTGGCGTAGTTTCGCCGGATGCGATAATTACATATATAAAAAAAATTTTAGATGATAAATATGAACAAGTGTCTAATGCTATTAAAAATAATAAACCGGTAAATATTTTTAGATTTTATGGACATAGTTTAGATAGGAATGATGCACGTGGTCCATTTATTTATATTGGTCATATGATTCCAACTGAAAATAGACGTGGTATTACTGTGACTAATCTACAAGATATTAAAAAAGCTCAAAATCGCTGGCAAAAAAATGCAATGCTAAAGCGAAAATCAAACATTAGAATAGGAGGAAAAAGAAAAACGCGTAAAAAATATAGATAATATTTAGTAAAAATATCTCTTGTTATATTATATAAAGATGTCATCTCAAGCCAAATACGATATTAACTCGACGAAGACACAGAAAGACGATTTGAATAAAAAATATAATGATGCGCTAACAAAGGCACTGACCGCATTTTATAAAAAGTTAAAAATCACTCAACCCGGATTTTACGACCATATGCGATTTGATCCTTATGTTAAAAAAATCGTCGAAAAACGGGGCGCCGGTACCGGAGCGATGGACAATATCCAACTGCTATATTATCGTTTGAATGCAAAGTACGCACAAGATTATTCCTGCACCATCGTCAAGGCGCTAAAATCAATTTCAGATTTTGCATGCACACATGCTAATGACTGCTCTTTGCCAGCGCTAGAGAGCGTGGTGCCTTTATCTTCCTCTTCCTCGTGGGCTCAACCACCCTCTGGTGCTATGATGATTATTAAAAGAGTGGCTACACCGATTACTCACGAATTATGGAACCAGCTGCTCGGCTTAATATATTTAGAATTTAGATCTACGCTCCAGAAACCAGGTGATGTACTGTACGTGTATGGTAAAGAATCTGTAAATCGACAGGGTTCATTCCGAAGTTCGAGTTCGACATCCGATGTTGGTAAGGATGGATGGTTTAATTATATATTACCACATGGGGGAGTAGTAAATAATACCCTCGTTGATAACGCAACAACATATCCATATGGACGCGAAGATATTGTGAGCCATTTTCAACAAATCCCCTTGCAAATGCAACAAACCAAAATACCCATCGATACCACAAAATATCCGGTTCAAATTGATAACGTCAAGCCACTAAACAGTTGGTTTGATGGTAGACAGGGAAAGGTAGAATTCTCTGGAATAGATGGCTCAAACCCCTCGCAACTTAAGAGTCGTTTTGTAGAGTGGTGGACTTCCGGACGATCCGCGATTTATAAAACATTACACGAAATTTTTCAAAATGTAACCAATGAAATTCTCATTGGCCTGCGCCAGCATCTTGTAAATTGTTTTGTTGGACCTTTATCGCAGACCAGGGTGACACGAGGTGCTGGATTTACAACGCATCCTTTTTTACTGGTATTATATAATAACAGCGATAGGCAGCAGGCGCGCGCTATAAAAAGCGCATTTCCGATATCTGCTCCACTCGGCGAGGCGATCACTCGGGCCAACGTTCGAGGTAATGTTACAAAATGGCTGACTAATATTGGTCAACTTCTGCCCAATTGTCCGGGAGGTTTCAGTGCCGATGATACTTGTGGTAACCCGCTCAAACCCGACACCGGTGCATGTCCATGTTTCAAGAAAAATGGGACTACATGGGATCTAGATCCGCGATTGAAATTTACGGATGCGGAGAGGGCGGCGGTGGGTTGGTTGGATTACGTTACCTCATTTGTATGGGATAAACCATTGATATGTATAGATAAAAAAGCATTGTGCCATCCTGGAATATGGATGTTTATTGACTTGCCTTCAATGCCTCATTCATTGATAATAATAATAAGACACGGGGCTATTTTTTCAATTGGCGTGGGTGTTGATGATAGTAACCCACACCCTGGTTCAGGTGGAGTCGGACCGGGGATGCCAGGTTCCTTAGGAAAACTCTTAATTCATAGTCCAGATGATAGTATACTAGGTAATCCCAAAATTAATACGGACAAACAATTTAAAGGGATTCTCAATAGTGAATTTACTAAGAAGCAAAGAATAAGAGCAATGGGGTATTATAATGCAACTATACAAAACAATTTACAACAAACGCTGACCGATGCCATTACAGGTGGTGGGTCCATTGCAGGAACTAAAGCTGTTACGCTAACAATGCCATCAAGTTTTGGAATATATAGAACACTATCAAACAGAAACTTCATTTTGTGGTTTTTTACAGGGGGAGTTAATTGTACATCTTTTGCAGAATGGCTGAGCGGCGGCCGCGGGACTACGTGTGGAATGTCCAATCCAACTCAGATGACACAGGTTGGATTTACAGCAGAGCACGACGCTCCTCCTGTAGACGCCGACGCGATGGAGCAAGAAGACGATTTAGGTGGTGGAAGTCCAAAAAGACGTAAGTATAAACACAAAAAAAGGCGGAAGCAGAAAACCAAAAGGAGGAGGAAGCGTAAGACTAAAAGAAAGCGCCGTGGTAAAAAACGCAAGACCAGAATCAAACGTAAGGCGCGTATAAAGAAAAAAACTAGAAGACGAAGATAAAATCTATATATATATATAATGGGTTTAGGATGTTCAAAAGATGATGCCGGCGAAATTACATGTTCTGAAAAGAAACTTAATAGTCTTTTCAGACAGTTTGAAGAAAAGGATGCTCAGATGACCAAAGCTCAAGATGCTCTTATAGAAGGTCTTGAAAGAGTTGCTCCAGTTAATGAAGGTGATGTAGATTTATTACTTGACGAAGTTAGCGATTATGTAAAGTTAAAACAAAAAAATGATAATGATGAACTTGCTAGCTTGCAAAGACGATTGGATCGGTTGGGTGAAGGTAATAAAAAAACAAAAAGAAAGCGACATAATAAGCGTAAAAGAGTTATTAAATCGCGTAAAAAAAAGAAAAAGAATACTCGGGGGAAAAAGAGAAGGAAAAAGCGGGGGACAAGAAGACGTTAGTCTTTTTTATCTTCTAATAGTTTTTCCAATCTCTCCAATCTTTTATTTAATTCCTCAACGTCTTCAATTGTTCTTATTTCACGTTGGACTTCGGGGTATTCCATAGAGTACCACCAATAATATACTGCGCGTCCACCGTTATATGTTAGTTTGACAGTATTTACGGCTAAATCAGCTGCTTCATAAAGTATAAAGCCTAAAACCATTTATATAAAATAAAATATTATATATAAATGGCATTTGTAATTACGGATGATCGAGTTGATAAAGTTACTTTTTATAAAAAATCAAGTTTTGCTGGAGTTGACACGGTGCAAAGCATATATATAGAGCGGGGAAACATTGATAGTTTAAGATACAATATTTTAGAACACATGGATACCAAGATTAAAGAGAGACGTCCGAATACTCCTTGTAAATTAATTATACCTAGATATGATCCCACTAAAATCTTTAGTGACCAATAGTTTTCATCATCTTATTATAATATTCTTCAGATGCTTCGCAACCTTTAAAATGTCTTTTAGTATTTTTACAAGCAATTGCTGTAGTACCTGATCCTAGAAAAGTATCAAGTACTGTATCCCCCTCATTGGAATGTTTTCTGATCAACTCTTCAAATAATGGAAGGCTTTTTTGCGTTGCGTGCCATCTACTCTTTCCGCCCGGAAATGGATATTTATAAGTTCCTTTATCATAACTTGAATTGAATGTAGGTTTTCCAACTTTAACAGCTGACATCGCAAATTCTTTGGCATTAGTGAGATAGTTTACCTGACTATTTCGAGGTTGTGGATTGGTTTTTTCCCATTCAATAATTCGTATTTGTTTAAATTTATGTTTTTCCATGATTTTTTTTAAAGTTTCGAATTTATAAATATCAAACCAAAGTATCAATGTACCCCCCTTGCGCAATTTCTGATAATACTGTCCCACGGTTTTATCCAACTCTTCAATGGTAAAATCTTCGTCCCATTTATCAAATTTAGTTTTAACGCAATACTTCTTACCATAAACAGTACCATATTTCAAATAATTATCTCTACCTTCATTGGTAGTTAATTTATTTTCAGCTTTATATTTTGCCCAATCAACTGCACTTTTAACATATTTGACATCATCTTCTTCATTTTTCTTTACAGTTTCATAATGTTTATTCATGCCGCTATCCCGTGATATGATATATGGGGGGTCTGTTAAAATAAGATCAATAGAATTTTTATCCAAAGTTGTAAGGTATTCTAGACCATTGGTATTTACGATATCGCATGAAACTGGTGTTTCTTCTGTAGATGACATATTGTGTTTTGATATAATTACATTCATTATTACTATATTCAATTTTATGTTTATATATATTCAATGAATTTTATCTAGTCAAATCACTGAAAAAAAAGCACTGTATGTGTAAAATAATTTAAAAAGCATTCTTGCGAAAAACTAAAAATGGACATTTTTAAAATGTCCAAAATGACTTCATGCTCTCGAAAATATTTGAATTTTTTTACACTTTTTACATTGTCCTTGAATCTTGTAATGGGATATTTTCAATTAGTAAAAAATACCCCCTACATCGCTTTTTTTGCTTAACGAAAAGGGTTTAGGAATTCCTCCTTTTTCTGTTTCATATATATGAAACAAATGAAACAAAAAACGAGTGAAAACGAGGGAGCGAAATTTAGATGTAAAATTTGCGACAAGACTTGTAGGGATAAATATAATTTTAAAAGACATCTTTCCACTACACGGCATAAAATGAAACAAAATGAAACAGAAAACGAGCGAAAAAGAGTGATTAATAAAACACCGCTTCATTATGATTGTGAAATGTGTTCAAAAACTTTTAAAAGTAGGACTACTTTATGGAGACATAAGAAGAAATGTAAGATGATGAACGAAAATGTTGTTGTAAAAGAAGAAAGCGGCGGATTGAATGAAAAGATGTTGTTTGAGTTTATTCAGAAACAAACGGAGCAACAAAATAAACTCATGGAAAGTGTTGTAAAATTGGCAGAACAACAGGCAAATAATATCACAAATACCAATTGTAATAATACAAATAATATATCGATTAATTTGTTTTTAAATGAAGAATGTAAAAATGCCATGAATTTAACTGATTTTGTAAATAATGTGAAGTTATCTCTTGAAGATATAAAATATACTACAGAACATGGATATGTGAAGGGTATCAGTAATATTCTTGTTAAAAATTTGACTGATATTGATCCAAAAGAGCGTCCTATTCATTGTTCTGATACCAAACGCTTGCAATTTTATGTAAAGGATGAAGATTCGTGGGCTAAAGATGAGAATAATACTAAAATCGATCAATCTATAGATAATATTACTAGAAAACAAATAGCTTGTATGAAGGAATGGACCACTGCTAATCCTGATTATCTGGATAATGAAAGAAAGATGGAAGAGTATATGATAATGGTTCGAAGACTCATGGGTGGCAATAACATTGAAGAACAAACAAAAAATAAAAATAGAATTATTCGTCAAGTATCAGAAGAAGTACAGGTTAAAGAAGCTATCAACAATAGTTAAATTAAATTGAATTAAAATTTTACATATTGAGATTACGCGCAAAATGACACCAAAACAGAGGCTGAAAATATGCATAATCGGACAGGTATTATTATTGATATCAGTAATAATACCTACGGTACTACTTGCGAATAAAGAAAGCACTTATTATCGTTTTGGACCTAGTAAAGACTTGATAATAATATCAGTAAAAATCAATACATGGACTCGTTACGGAATTTTAATGGTGTATATATTAATATTTCGCATTTGCAAGGTATTTATAAATGAATTAGGTATGCCTATATTGACATTTAATATTTACAATCCAAATCAAAAAAAAATAGAAGGGTTCACGCGAATGGAACTTCAGGTATTGGCAAATGTTATGTTTACTTTGAATGCGATACGATACGCTTTGACTCTTCAATTGGCGATCCTACAAATGGATATTGCTGTTATATCAGGCGTATTTGATGAACTAGCGGCGATCCCTACCATTTATATACTATTAAAAGACAAGGAATTTGTATGTGAAAAGCAAGAGCTTACGGAAGAAGAGGTGGGGATACAAAATAGTGATGGATATGAAAGAATGTGAATTAAAGTTAAAAATTAAACTTATTATTTATTTTTTTCTAGTTTTTCTTTTTCTTCGACGAGTTTTTCTTCGACGAGTTTTTCGTCTTCCACCACCGAAATCCGGTGGTCCATAATAATGATATTTCTGTGGTCCGTCTGTACCCTGCTCCGCTTTATTTCTTCCTTCTTCTTTTTGTTCTATAGCTGCGGGCGAT